TGGTGGCAAGCCAATCAAGGGCTTTGAGATTTGGTGCGAAACAGTTGCCGACGTGACGGTCGGTGAGGTTCTCCCAAAAGCTACGCCGCCGGAAGCGTAAATCGCATACTGGTTGAGCTGGCACTGGCGACTGGTATAGCAATGAGCGAGTGGCATACGGCGGAGCAGATATACACAGCGCTTGAGATATTGGAGAAGCAAAATGAGCGACAGCGTTGAGATTGCTTACGACAAGGCTGATCTGCGTCGCGTTTTAGGTGCATTTAAAGCAATGGACGAAGAAGCTACGGCACAGGCAAAAAAAGAGTCAGGTGCTTTGGCAGATTACGTCCAGCGCAACATTTTTGAAGCCGCTGGAGCTCGCGGAGCGGTTGCGTCCAGAATTGCTCAAGGATCTAAAGTTAGCAAATCAAGCAAAATTGGTGAGATTAGCTACGGTTTTGCTTCTCAAAAGTTTTCAGGCGGCGGAACAACAAGGGATCTTTGGGGCGGTGAGGAATTTGGATCTAACAAATTTAAGCAATTTCCAAAATGGTCAGGTCTAGGGCCAAAAGGTCGAGGCTCTGCCGGTTGGTTTATCTATCCTACGTTGCGCGCGTTGCAGCCAGAAATCATTGCAAAATGGGAAACTTCATTCAAGGAAATTTTAAAGGAGTGGTAAATGGTTGCGCAAAGTAGAACGCTTAAGCTGTCGATACTTGCTGACGTTGACCAACTAAAAAAATCTTTAAACAGTGCAAACGCGGACGTTGAAGGTTCAAGCAGCAAATTAGCAGAGTTTGGCAAAAAGGCTGGCCTAGCTTTTGCCGCTGCCGCCGCTGCCGCTGGTGCTTACGCAATTAAACTTGCGGTTGACGGAGTCAAAGCGGCGATCGAGGACGAAGCCGCACAAGTACGCCTTGCCACAGCTTTAAAAAATGCCACAGGTGCAACTAATGACATGATTGCCTCTGTTGAAAAGCAGATCCTAAAAACATCACTGGCCACAGGTGTCGCAGACGATAAATTGCGTCCAGCCTTATCTCGACTTGCTTTGTCAACAGGTGACGTTACAAAGGCACAAGATCTTTTGAGTCTTGCTTTGGATATTAGCCAAGCAACGGGCAAAGGGCTTGACACCGTCGCAAATAGCCTTGGTCGCGCCTACGACGGCAACACCGCTGGTCTTGGCAGATTAGGAATTGGATTATCTGCCACCGAGCTTAAGGCAATGTCATTTACTGAAGTGCAAACAAAACTGTCAGATTTATTTGGTGGCGCGGCTAAAGCCAACTCAGAGACATTTGCCGGGCGGCTGGAAATCTTAAAAGTTACATTTGAAGAAGCAAAAGAGTCAATCGGTGCGCGCTTGCTTCCAATCGTTCAACAGCTGGTTGAGTTTATTGTCAACAAAGTAGTGCCAGCGTTAGGACGCTTTGCCGATTTCTTTAAACCAATTACAAAAGCAATCGCAGATAACAAAGAATCGTTTATTTTGTTTATTGAATTTATTCAAACTTATGTTGTGCCAGTCTTGGTCAACGTTTTAGGTGGCGCTTTGCAGACGGTTGGCAAGATTGCCGGAGCAGTCGTGGGCGTTATTGGGTCAGTCATAAAAGTTATAAATACTTTAATCCAAGGCACAATCGACGGAATTAACTTTTTGATTAGAGCTTACAATGCGGTCAACCTTGGTTTGCCTGATTTAAAACCTGTTTCATTTTCAGGATCTCAAACGGGCGGAATATCAACCAGCATTTCTGGCGTATTAGGTTCAAGCGTTTCAAGCTCATCTGTAAATATGACGACACCGCCGCCAATAAAAGTGCCAAGTGTTTCAAGTGCCGGAGTCGCCAATGCCGTTTCGGGCGCGGCTCGTGCTACATCTGTGGGCAATAGTGCATTTACACAGTCAGCTTCGATTGGTAAAAATCTTTTGCCAGCGTTTAACGTAACTGTCAATGGCGCAATAGACGCAGAAGGCACAGCGAGGACGATTGTCAATGTCCTCAATGACTCATACTTCCGAGGAACAGGCGGCGCAGGCCAGCTTGTTGCACTAGCATGACACAATGGTCGCCGGTCTGGCGTGTCAAGGTTGCTGGGCTAGACGTCACTGACTCAGTGCTGGCCAGTTTAAACATTACCTCTGGACGTACAAATATCTATGAGCAAGCTCAGGCAGGTTATTGCTCGATCACATTGATTGTCTTTGATCAAGTGCCTATTGAGTACGAAATAAATGACGCTCTTAGCATTGAAGTCCAAGACAGCGCAGCGGCTTATCAACCTATTTTTGGCGGCTCGATTGTTGACATAGCCGTAAGCGTCTCAGAAGTCGGCTCAACGGCGTACACGCAAGAGGTGACACTTACTGCCTTGGGGGCTCTGGCAAGGCTTCAGAAGGCACTCACAAACGGCGTATTGACGCAAGATTTTGAAGGCGATCAAATCTTGACAATTTTGACTGACTTGCTTGTCAACAGCTGGAATGAAGTCCCGGTGGCTTTGCAGTGGCAAGATTATGACCCGACGGTAACTTGGGCAACGGCAGAAAATACAGGATTAGGCGAAATTGACACACCGGGCAATTATGAGCTGGCGCAACGATCATCATCAACAACGGTGGTTTATGACTTAGTGGCAGCTTTGGCAACATCTGGTCTTGGCTATCTTTATGAGTCGCCTACTGGCCAAATTGGCTACGCAGATTCGACTCACAGATCAACCTATCTAGCGGCTAACGGCTACACCGAGCTGACAGCCAATCACGCGTTAGGTCGGGGCATAACAATTAAGACAAGAGCTGGCGACTTACGCAATGACGTAACGATTAAATACAACACAAACAGCAGCAACGAAGTAAATGACACAGATCCAGTTTCAATTGCAGAATATGGTCGACTTGCTCAAATTATTAGCACAACTATAAAACACGCCGTCGACGCAGAGGATCAGGCAGCCTTTTATCTATCGCTCAGAGCTTATCCAAGGCCAATTTTTGACCAGATTACTTATGCGTTGACAAATCCTGAGCTAGACGACGGCGATCGAGACAGCCTTATTAACGTGTTTATGGGTCAGCCGATATCACTGTCAGACTTGCCGCCTAACATGGCCGCTGGCAATTTCTTGGGCTTTGTTGAAGGCTGGACTTTTAGAGCTTCATACAATGAGCTTGCAGTTACTTTGTCAATGTCACCTTTGGCGTTTTCTTTGCAGGCAATGCAATGGCAAGACGTCAGTGTGTCGGAGCAATGGAACACAATTTCTGGCACACTTGACTGGGAACACGCGCTAGTTGTGGCGTAAAAAGGAGAAAAAATGGCTAATCCAACAACACATTTCGGCTGGGTCATGCCGACTGCAACTGATCTGGTTACTGACTTACCAGCGGACTTTAACGTCTTTGGTCAGGGCGTTGACACGTCAATGCAAGATTTGCTTGGCGGCACAACGGGTCAAGTGCTATCGAAAACATCTAACACAAATATGGATTTTACTTGGGTCACTCCAACGGATCAAACACCGCTCACAACAAAAGGTGATTTATTTACCTTTACAACAGTGGACGCAAGATTAGGAGTTGGCGCAAATGACACAGTTTTAACTGCTGACTCAAGTACTGCGACCGGATTAAAATGGGCTGCCGCTGCAGGTGGTGGCGGAATGACATTGTTATCAACAACATCTTTAAGCGGTGGCACTACCACAATCAGTTCAATAAGTGGTGCATATAAAGATTTAATCATCTATGTAAAAGATTTTTATCACACCGTAAACACCGTTGGTTACGTAATGACAATCAACAGCGATACAACAGCTGCTAATTATCAACAATTTGTAAACCGCGGATTTGGATCAACCGACGGCTCTTATGCTGACAATACAACTGCGGGAGTAGAAGGCACAGGTTATGCCCTTGCAGCTTCTCAAAACGATAATTTTTCTGTCATTTATTTGCCAGATTACGCCAACGCAACAACTAGAAAAGTAATCAATGTTATGACCGGATTTGTGCAAAACGCAGGTTCAGCCAAATCCGTTATGAATAATACTTGCTATTGGTCTGGAACTGTAGCCGCAATTAGTACTTTAGGTTTTGTTGCAAGTGGCGGCGGAACGTGGCAAGCAGGATCAGTAGAAATCTATGGAGTAAAATAATGACAAAACCAACACTTAAATTCGTCAATGCTGAAACAGGCGAAGAAATTGAACGCGAAATGAACGCGGCGGAATTGAAACAATATGAAGCGGATCAAGTAACACATTTGGCTCGTTTGGCAGAAATAGAAAAGAAGGCCGCGGCAAAAACTGCACTGCTTGATCGCCTAGGCATTACTGCTGATGAAGCGCTCCTACTATTGTCATGACTTATCCGCAAGGTACAGCCGCAGCTTTTATCAAGGTTGCACTTGCAGAAGTCGGCACAATTGAGGAAGGCAACAACCTGACCAAATACGGCAAATTTACAAAAGCCGACGGCTTACCTTGGTGCGGATCTTTTGTTAATTGGTGCGCAAATGAAGCTGGCGTCAAGATTTCAAATATGGTTAGCACAGCTGCCGGGGCGCAAAGAATGAAGGATCTCGGACGCTGGCACACAGTGCCGAAGCTTGGCGATCTTTGCTTCATGGACTTTCCACACGACGGCGTTGATCGAATAAGCCACATTGGAATTGTGGTCAGTATTGGCAAAACAAGCGTTTGGTGCATAGAAGGCAACACCTCTGGCACTGGCGATCAGCGCAACGGCGGAATGGTTATGATCAAACAGCGCTATTTAGGCAAGGAAATCGTTGGTTTCGGTAGGCCAAAATTTGCCGAATATGCTGGAGAATTTCCTGTAGTACAGCTGCCGAAAACGGCTGTCAAGGAGAAAAAATGAAAGAGTTAAAACCAATGGTTGCGAGCTATGCTCGATCATTTATTGCAGCAAGTCTGGCCGTTTATATGGCTGGTGTGACAGATCCTAAAGCAATCTTGTCAGCTGGTCTTGCGGCTGTCGTGCCAGTACTCATGCGCTGGTTAAATCCTAAAGACGCGGTATATGGCCGCAAGTGATAGAAAAATTGCAAGCGGCAGCGCTGGCATTGTGCCTTTTGTTGGCGCTGTCGTCTTGCGGTTATCAGGGATATACGCGCTATCCATGCCAAGAATTTGAGAATTGGGAAAATGATGAATGTCAGCGACCAAGGTGCGAAGCGCAAGGTGTCTGCACAGCGGACTTACTTGGAGACATTGCTAAGCCACAACCAAAATCGCCCTAGGTATCAACGGCGCTTATCGCCAGAGGATATTAAAGCCCGGTTGATTTTATTTATTGGCATGACTCTTTCGGTTGTTTTCTTGATTGTAACTTTAGGAATTACCTACGCGTTGATTTTTGTGACTCAGCCGGTATCGGCTCAAGCTCCAAATGACGCGGCTTTCATTGACCTACTTAAAACGCTGGCCATTTTCTTGACTGGATCACTTGGCGGCGTACTTGCCTCTAACGGCCTTAAGGACAAAACGCCTAGCGACACGCCGAAAACCACGCCTAATCCTTGACCTTGTCAGATCTTTGCTTCATTCTTTTAACAGGGAGCGAAGTGCAGTAGCTCTCTGAAACGGGAGCAAAATGTACACAATAGGAGAAGTGGCC